TTATATTATAGCACGATTTACCGTAATTGTCAATAGGTAAATCAAGATTTATCGTAATTTTTTGCTATTGCTGTTTTTGGCGTTTGCCCTGGTCTCCTGGTCTCCTGGTCTCCTGTGGGGGATATAGGCAAGGCTGGCGGGGCGAGTTAACCGTTCAACCACCGAAAAAATAAAAAAGACAAAAAAAGATTACGATAACCCCTTGACATTTACCGTAACACATGCTATAATGTTATCGTAAATCGTAAAAGGAGCAAACGGAGCATGAAGAACGTAGTAGCGTACTGCCGAGTATCGACTGATGCACAGGCTGGAGAGGATAGATTTGGCATAGAGGCGCAGAAGGAGCAGATAGCGGAATACTGTGCTAAGAACGACATGTGCATACTGAACTGGTTTATAGACGAGGGCGAGAGTGGGGCAAAGATGAACCGCCCCGAGTTCGACAAAATTGTGTATGGAGAGGTGTCGAACCCGCCGGTCGAGGCTGTTGTGGTGGCAAAGAGCGATCGCATAGCCAGAGATATCGAGATATACTATTACTATAAGATGACACTCCGTTTAAAGGGGATTGACTTGATAAGCATAGCCGAGGATTTTGGCAAATTTGGCGCATTTGCAGCCATATTAGAATCGTTCACGCTTACGGCTGCGGAAATGGAGCGCGAGAACATAACGAAACGAACGAGCGCGGGCAGACTGGTTAAGGCTGCTAAGGGCGGATATGCAGGTGGTAGACCACCGTATGGCTATGAGGTGCGCGACAAGCGGCTGGTAGTGGTTCCGCAAGAGGCGGATGTTGTGCGTCAGATATTTGAAATGAAGCAGAATGGCGCAAAATATCAGGAAATTGTAGACACTTTGAACGCGGAAGGCAAGAAAAACAAGAGTGGCGGTGCGTTTTCGATCAGCACAATTCAGGTTATATTAGGCAATGAGAAACTGTATAGAGGTTTTTATAGGTACGGAAAGAACGCAGATTGGGTAATTGGGCAACATGAGCCGATATTGAATTAAGGAGTGTGTATAATTGGCAAATACGATTAAGTGGAATACTCGCTATGTCCGCGAATGCATGTCTGAGTCTGCAATAAAATATGGAGATGATGTTTATTGCGTCTATTGTTGGAAAGATCGGTTTGGCAATGTGTTTTATGTTGGTAGCGGCAAAGGCTATCGATTTAATCAAGCTGATGCCAAATGTCGTTCGGGCGAATTTATGGAATGGTACAATCGTGGCGGTTGTTATCCTGAAATTTTAGCATATGGCATGGATAAAGAAACATCAAAGGAATTGGAGCGTAAATTGATTAAAGAATATTGGGGTGCTGGCTTTCCTTTGGTTAACAAAGAAGGCATACCCGAAAGAGAAAACCAATATCGCGCACAAGCAGAACAAACAAAGATTGAACGTGGCATTAAGCCATATATGCACAGAAAAACAGCAAACTAAACAAATATTTCGAGCGCCCATGAGCGCCTATCCTACGAAAATTACGGAGGAGGGCGCTTATTTTTATGCCTAATTATGAAGATTTACTTGCAAGGATAAAGGCGGTTATCAAGAAAAGCGGTGAGTTTGAGGCTTATCAGGATTACTTTGATACACTTCGTCTGCTCGGGAAAGAGGATAAAAAGAAGTCGTTTGAGCACAATCTATGGCTTCGCAAAGAAACGGCAAGGCTTGTCCGCGAGAGCAAAGAGCCGGAAACGATTATAAAATTTTTCGAGCTGAACAAAAAGACGTATTTGTACATGGCGCAAGACGATTTTGACTCGTACTGCATTTATTTGGAGTGGAACCGGGAGCCGCAGAAGAGGTTTTACCTACCGCGCAGGAAGGTACTCTATCCGCTCGTGCAGGATTTGCAGGATTTAGCAGATGGGAAGATAGACTTTCTTGGCGTTTCTATGCCTCCGAGGACGGGAAAATCCAGTCTATGCATTTTCTTTATGACATGGCTCATGGGTAAGAATCCTGACACCGCAAACGTCATGTCCGGCCACAGCGACAAACTGACTGACGGTTTCTACCGCGAGGTTCTAACTATTCTGACCGACAATGAAACTTATTTGTGGGCTGATGTATTCCCTACCGTGCGCTTGGTCGATACTTCTGCAAAAAACGAAACGATAGACTTGAACCGCAAGAAGCGGTTTCCGACGTTTACGGCGCGTTCGATTGGCGGTACGCTAACTGGTGCGGTCGAAATAGGCGAAGGCGGATGTTTGTATGTGGACGACTTAATCGAGGACTTGGAGGAAAGTCTTAACCCCGACCGTTTGCAGGCGAAATATGACGCGTATCTGAACCAGTTAAAAGACCGCAAGAAGGAAGGCGCGAAAGAACTGATGGTTGGTACGCGTTGGAATGTGCTTGACCCGCTTGGGCGCATACAGCAACAGTACGCAGATAATCCGCGCTATAGGTTTAGGGTGATCCCCGCGCTGAACGAGAAAGGCGAGAGCAATTTCGTTTACGATTATGGCGTGGGATTTACCACAGAGTACTATTTGGACATGAAGGCGAGCATTGACGATGCCACATGGTGCGCCAAGTACATGGGCAGACCGTATGTACGCGAAGGCTTGTTGTTTCCTGCTGACGAGCTAAGGTATTATAATGGCACACTGCCTGATGGTGAGCCTTATAAGGTTGCGGTGTGCGACGTTGCTTGGGGCGGCGGAGATAGCCTTGCGATGGTGTTTGCATATGTTTATGGCAATGACGTTTACATACACGATGTGATATTCAATAAGGGCGACAAGACGGTGACACAGCCAGTTATAATTGGGCGAGCCAAGCAGTTGATGCCGAACAAGATACGGTTTGAGGCTAACAATGGCGGCGGAGAATACGCGGATGCAATTAACGAAAAATTGCGAAGCGACGGAGTGCACATAAACATTATCGCACGCAAAGCTCCAAACAACCAAAGCAAGATGGGGCGCATTATTCAGTTCTCGCCGGATATAAAGAAGTTCTACTTCCGCGATGCCAAGAACCGTTCGCAGGAATATCAGGCTTTTATGGATGAATTAACGATGTTTTCGCAGGCTGGCAAGAACGCACATGACGATGCTCCCGACAGCTTGGCTATGCTTGCCGATGAATTATATCGTGGATTAGCGCGAGTTGAGGTTGCCGCTCGACCGTGGTAAACCACAATATATAGTGGTGTTAACAGTTTGTTAAACACAATATAGTGCATTTTTAACATTTTTATGATATAATTATATATAATGGAAGATTTATAAATAGGAGGGGCAAATTGAGGGTAATTATAAGAGAGTATCCGAGAGATTTGCCCTATCTTACGCTGTATCCCATCGCGGACGTGCACCTGGGCGCGGCAGAGTGCATGGAACGAGAGTTCCAGGAATATCTCAAGCGAATTGAAAAAGACCCATACGCAGCGGTCTTGCTTGCCGGAGATTTAATTAATAATGGCATAAAGTCGTCTAAAACAGACGTTTATAAAGAAAAATATACGCCGGACAAGCAGAAAGAAATGATGATTGATCTGCTTGAGCCGATTAAGGATAAGATTGTTGCGGGAGTTAGTGGGAATCACTGCTATCGCACTGTTAAAGAATCGTGTCAAGATGTCATGAAAGATATCTTCATGGCACTTCAAATAAAAGACAGATACGAACAAGATGCGGCGTTCGTCAAAATTTCGCTGGGCGAGAAATCGAATAAAAAGCCTGCTACATACATGATTTATCTTACGCATGGTTCTGGTGGCGGCTCGACGATTGGCGCTGGACTGACGAGACAAGACGGATATCACCTTGCGATTGAGGGTGTGGACATTTCAATCAGTGGACATACCCATAAGCCTGCAAAAGTGCCATCTGCAAGGTTAATCTTTGACCCGAGAAACAACAACATAATTCGCAGTAATACCCTGTTGTTTGTATGTACCGCATGGCTGGAGTATGGCGATTATCCCGTGCGAGGACAAATGAAGCCTACGGCATTTTATCCTGACACAATTACTCTTTACGGCGATCGCAAAGAGTGGAAATGAGTGATATTACCGCAAAAGCGGTTAACATACCAAATCCGAAGCTGGCAAACATGTATTGGTTCGCATGAGTGGGTAGAACGCCGCAGTGGATGGCTCAGGGGCGGGAGAGCGCGGCGTAGACGATGTTTGTTGCGCGCGCCGGGGTTTTGCTCCTTTTACCCGGTGCGATTAAATATGATTGGGGATACTGAATGAGTGTATTGCTTGGGCAATCGAGAATATCGTTTGGGCGCAAAAAGATATTTGCTGACGAGCCT